CCGTACTGACATGACCCGGTGCTTCTGCCGTGTCAAGACGAACATCCTGTGCGTTTGATTCAGTTACTATCTGATCTAACTCAGCATCCATCTTGGTAGCACTTATAAGTACTGGAGGGACAGCATCCCTGTCAGTCTCAAAATCGCTTAATCTAGTTAGTGTTCCCATAGTTTATTCCCTTAATCGTTTGCCTTATGTCCAGAAGGTACATATTTAACACCGTAGAATGCAATACTGATATCAGTCTTGTGATCTGCGGTGAATGAAAATTTAACTGCTCTACCCATACCTATCATTGGTATTAATACCTTGTTTACATCTGGAAAATCCCAGTATGCAGCTCCCCATTCAACATCTCCCCACTTTGATGGCGTGGTCTGTAAATAAAATGTACTGTAAGGTGTGGATTCAAAGTCAAAGAACGTTTCAAGCTTGAATGTTCCTGCAGCTCCAGATCCCTTGAACTGAAAATACTTGAATATCTTTTTAATACCTATATTGTTGAGCCATAACCAAGGAGTATCCCATCTCCAATTGACATCTATGTTATCTCCACCATCAGCATAAACGTCAACATTAGTAGCACTTTGGTATTCCTTGTATACCCTGCCATTTGCACCACCACTAAATATGTCTCCATCTGGTGTGCGAACAGATTGATATGTTGTAATATCACGGTCTTCCATCCACGCCTTGATCGCATAATCGTAGACATATCGTCTTGATAGTGACGGAATGTTTATCCAGAACTCATTATTTTTCTTATTATTTACAACGTTGACTTCATCTTTGTTTGTTACCGCCTTGAGTAACGGATTAAGTCTATCTCTTATATTATCTGATAGTTTCTTTGTTCGTAAACCCTGAATGATTAACTCTGCTTTAACTGAATTTACCCCTTCAGGCTCTACCAAGTAGTTATCAAGACCCACCTCATCCATTGCCCTGTGTCCCATGAGTCCAGTGTTGTAAACAATCTTGTCTATGGCAATGCTTGAGAATACAGCAGGGACTGAATAAGTAACTATGTGATTCCTTAATCCAATAATAAGTTTACCTGACTGCCCAAGTCTGCCAAGACCTGTAATAGCATCACCACGTGACAACACACCTGCTAAATCAATATCTACAAAATCAGATGCTGTTGTCCAATCATCTTCATCATCCACTGCACTCCCTGTAAACTTCGTATCTCTTCCCGGCACACCTGATATCCATAAACGACTGTTAAGTGCTATTATGTATTTACCCTTTGGTGGTATATCAGCAAGATCCGTCACATGCCAAGCCGTGTTAGCCGTAGGTACTAAAGCACCATCATTTAACGACCCAGTTGTTTCAGTATAATTTGCACCTATCGCCAACGGTGAGGCAGTCTGTAATTTTAACGCACCTGATACAGTATGATGATATACGTTGTAACCAGTAGCACCCACTATTGATAATGGGGATGTAACTGTTAATACATTGTTAATTGCTATAACTTGAGTTGCTTCTTCGCTTGGTATACTCTCTCCGTTTGCAGTTATATAAGTTACAGCTACATAATAAGTACGCCCTGCTTTGGTTCCAGAAGCAGAAGTTCCTGTAGTAGGAGTCGCAGGCTTAGGCATATAACCATACTTAAATGGATTGTCTGTACCATTTGACAGACACAGCTTTGTGCGAAACATTGTCCAGTTCAATGGATAAGCTGCGGTTAATCCTGTTTTTATTACTGTAGAAAAACCACCAGTTGTAGAACTATATCTCAGCAATCTAGTGTCTGCTTGTGCCAACACTTCAAATGTATCTGGATAGTCACCTTCATAAATCATTAATGAATCTATTTTTGGGCCTGCACTATCCAGTTTAAATATTATATCTTGTGTCGTATCAGCAGCCCAACCACTACCAACAGTATTCGTAGCAAAAGCATTACTCCCATGAGTAGGAGAGGAAGAATCAGTACCTATACGCACGTAATTACTGGCATCACCAGAATTGTACTCAAGAAAAATAGCAAAATTGCCAGCAGTCGCAGCGTAAGGTTCCTCAAAAGTAAACGGTACAAAAGCAAATGTTCCTGTTAATACCGATACATCTACATCTATACTGGTTGCAAGCAAAGAACCTGTAGGTAAACCACTTGTCCCAACAGAACCAGTAACAGCATATATCTTAGCTTTCATTACACTGTCTGCTGTCGGTGTACCAACCTTGTCCAGAAAAAAATCTACCGTTTGTATGTTCTTATCACCAGATAATGTTATAGCAAACCCAACTTGTTCATTAGTTGTGGAATACATTGATATCTGTGCTGATTTATTACCTGATGCATAAGTATCTATACTGTTTCCTGCAGCATGACCTGCCGCCACCGTATTGAATAATGTTCTGCCCCTTCGTTTGGATACCTCACCATTCAACGCAACACGTGCATTCTGTAGTTCAGTTGCATAATCAGCAGATATGTTACCTTCACCTACCGCAATATCAAAGAGTCCCTTATTGTTACTCTCAAATACCTTTTGCCTCATTGCCATATTAGCGTGCCACCCTATAATTCTTACGAGTTAATGGAACAAACCTGACAGAACCTCTGTCCCTACCAAGTAACTTCCTTAACAAACTATTAGCTAGTGCCATCTCACGATCCCTCTTGGCGAAATCCTGATCATACTCTGCATACTTAGCCTTGACCATGTGACGTATTACTACTTCCTGATGCGGTGTCGTATCTGAATCAGAACTCAAATCAGATAAATCCTTTGTGTACCAATACGTCATTACCGTTCCGTTTTCATCTGACGTGGGTACTGGATCTACTTTTATCTGGTCTACCTGAGAAGCATTCTTACCCCAAGAAACCCAGACGACTGGTAGTCCTGTGTTATTTTGAATAATAAACTCTTGGAAATCTTGATTATTATTAACCTTGTAAACAAATTTATTTTCAGAATCTATATAAAATCTTTCCCCAACAATTCTTGTTACATCCGCATTGGACGCAAGAGTATATGTTGAAGTACTGGTAGCCAAGGTAATAGTTCCCTCATCCTTTAATATCTTCCAGTTATTCATTATGTTCAGCTCTTGGATAGCTTCATTAATATAATCCAAGATACGCTGTTTAGAATCAGCAACAAGACTGGACGATGAGTCTAAGCCTAAGTCACGTAATACAGGATCTCTTAGTGTAGTGAGAGACATTTTTTCTCCGTTATCTTTTTAATTGCTTCAGACCAATACTTACTATTCTTACTAGCATCAAAGTGTTCATGAACATATTCTTGAGCCGCTTTACCTATACGCTCACGCAAAGATGGATGTTCAACAAGCTTGTCTACCCAAAATTCAAACTCTTCTGTGTTCGTATATAAGAAACCATTAATACCATGTATAATTAATTTAGAGTAAGGCTCTATATCTTTAACAACACAAGGTATTCCTAATGCAGAATATTCAACCCACCTGATTGGACTTTTACTTTTGTTAAAATCATTATCAGCTAAAGGAATAATTCCTATGTCTGCATTTAATAAAATCTGTTTGTATGGATGAACCTTTATATCTACCGAACCATGATGTACTATCTTAACGTTTTCATGTTTTGTTGATATGTTTTTTAACTCAGAAGATATTTCGTTTAAGTCTTGGTAATTAGAAGAATCACTATGCCATGTGATTATAATTTTATTATTCTTCTCAATCTTATACGGTTTCCAGATATTAAAATCTAAAGAACTTGGCAACACAGTAATGTTATCGTTATACTCACCATACACATCTGCTAACTTTGTTGTAGATACAAAAACACCGTCTGCTTTTTCTAGAATTTCCTTTGCTATCTCTAGCTTATCTTCATTGTTTTCTACAAAAATATTATCATCGTGATCAATAATAACTTTTTTTGAAGGAAACATGTCATGTAATACGTTTAGTAAACGTAAAGACTCTTCGCTTGTCGCATGAGGTAGAATAACAACATCGCATGTTTGCAACAACTGGAACAAACTATTATCCATGCCACTGCCTGCCCCACCAATAGCAACATCAAAACCATTCTCATCGTCTAAGAAAGTTAACGGTTGCTCAACCCTGTAAAAACCACTAGCTCCCTTATCACGAACAATGCCACAAACTTTTGTGTATTTCATTATCTAAGGTAAACGATGCACCACAACTGAATATTAAGCCACGCCCTATGAAAGAAATCAGCAATCACTGTTCTCATACTATTCATAAATGAAAACCCTGTGGTAACT